GGGATCGCGGCACCTACCGCCGAGCCAGCCACTTCATCGGTGTCGGCGGCGACGGGAGCGCGGGCATACATCCCGTGCGTGACGTTGTTCGTGAAGAGCGTTTCGGCAATGCCCTTCACCACGACGAGGCAAGCGGCGGCGTCGGCTTTTCCTGCCTCATAAACCACGCCTACCACGCCGGACGCATCGACCGCCGACAGCGCGAAAGCGTTATCCGTGCCAGTCGATAAGGAAACGATGCTTCCCTTCACAGAAACCGCGCCTGTCTTGTTGGTCAGCTTGACGGCAAAGCCGCCCTCTTCCGTGATCTTGACTTTGGGGTTGTTGATCGCCCCGGCAGCGGTGACCCCACCGCCGAGAACGATGTCGCCTTTCAGGGTAAGATCAGTTGCCATACTTACACCGCCTTGAGCTGAGCGCCGTTAGCCGCGAGGATCGGTTTGCCGTTGAAGAACGAGGTCGCCTGGAAGTAGACGCCTGCGGTGCCAGGGGTGCGGATCGGCTCAATGACAAGTTCGCGGGCCATGGCGATGACGTAGTTTTTGGGGTCCATGCCAACGGCCACGGTGTCGGCGGCGGCGTGGGTGGTTCCCGCGAAAGGATCTTCGATGACCGGGATTCCCCTGATGGTTCCCTTGGTCAGAAGTTCCATTTTGAGCCCTTCGTGCGAGGCGGCGGTCGAAAGCAGGAGGTCACCCACAAACTCGGAGCAGGTGATGATGACGGGGTTGAAGGCTTTCAGCTTGAGCGCCCCGGCGAAGTTCACGAAGTCCGTCCAGGTAGGGTGTCCGGCGACGGCGCAGTTGATGTCCCAAGTAAGCGCGGCGGCGGCATAGACTCCCGTCATGGTTCCGTCTCCGGTCACCATGCCGTAGTGCTGAGCGTCGGCAAACGAGGTGGCAAACAGCGAGGGGAGGGCGGCTTCGACATTGCCAGCACCCTGTACGAGATTTTCCTGCGAAACGAAAACTTCGCTGTAGTAGACGTAGGGGGTGAGCGTGGTCACGGACTGCGCGGCGGTGGCATCGCCAGCGATACCCGTCGCACCTTCGGCCTGCTTGATTGGGCGGGCAGGGCGGGCGGTGAATACGGGAATGTTCGTCTGTGCGTTTGCACCGTACTCATAGCGAACCCTTGAAAGGATGTCGTGCCTGTCGGTGATGACAGTCTCGAAGGATTTCAGCACGTTGTATGCACCAGCGCCGGACAGGGTGAGGGATCGTTTCTCGCCCTTCTGCATGAAATCGCGGCCAATCGCGGCCATCTGATCGGACACGGCGCGAAGCTCGGACACGGGGCCGAGAACCTGAATCTTGGGGGTGAGGTCAGCGATGATCTGCCGGGTATTCGCGGCCAACTTGTCGTCGAGGGTTTTTTCGAGGTTCTTGGTGACATTCGCCTCAACCTCGCGGAGCATCATCTCCGGGGTTTTCACTTCATTGTCTGCCATTTCAAAACTCCTTTGTTGACGCGGCTAGGAGTGATGCGAGAAAGTCGGCGGCTGCGGTGTCGGAGACGGCGGCAGTGTGCGGCTTTACGCTCGGCTCAATGAGCGTCGATATGGTTCTATTGACGTTTTCGAGGGTCGTGCGATCCTCGGTTGAGAGCTGTTCTTTTTCCTTGCCTAGAATTTCAGCAATAGCGTCTATGTTTATGCCGCGCACTTCGCGGGCTTCGGAGCTTGTTGCTTCGTAGGCAGGCCACGCGACGGCGAAAGACACTTCGAGCAATCGCACGGAGTGGAGGTAATCAACTTCTTTTCCATCCTCAATTTTTCGCTCCGTCCTATCAGGGTAGAAACCAAAAGACATGGTTGTCACATCGCCGCGCTTTATGAGTTCGTACACATCGCGGGCGTAGGATGTATCAGGCAGATCGCACTCGCAGGACAACCCGGCCTCGGTCGAGGTCAGCCGGAGCGTGCCGTTTTTTGTTCTTCCTAGCACTTTCGAGGAGTCATGCGCGGCCAGGGCTTTCACATCGGCACCATCGGAAAGCGTCTTACTGAACGCGGTCGGCGTGATAACTTCTACGAAACCTATGTCCACAGACCGAGAGTTGTAAGGAATAAGTCCAACGATGGTACGCTTGCCGTCATCGGCTTCCCTGATCTCGATAGTTGCGGCTATATCGATCTGGCGTTTCTGTTTCATTGTTTATCATCTCCCGCCGAGTTATGACTGGCTAGTTTTGACTGCGCGAAAAATGCATCCACGTTGTCTTTGGTGAGGGGGTACATATTCGCGGGTACGAAGATCTGATCGCCCGCTTCCACGGCTTCGAGGTCGAGCGCATCGCGCCCTTCGTTCACCGTGAGCAGGCCGGACGCTATCTCTTTCGACAGGTAATCAACGGTCGTCCGAATGTCGCTGCGGAGCATGGCTTTGTAGTCGTACTTGCAGTAGAGCGCGGTTTCGGAAGGCTCAAGCAGGCGATTGAATGACTGCTCAATATGGACGCCAAGTGGCTCGATAGTATCGGCCAAGAATTGCAGCTGGTTTGCTTCGAGGCTGTTGTACTTATTGGTTTCGGAAATGAGGGAATACTGTACGCCATGCCCCTGCGCGATCTGGCGCTCAATAAGTTCCTTGAGGCTCTTTATGTCGGCGTAGAGGTTTTGGGTGGCGTCAAGCGATGTTAGCTTTGCGCCGGGAGGCGGGATCATTACGCGCCCGGAGTTCTGCGCTCCGTTGACGTACTTTTGCAGGAGGGGGAGGACCGTCGCGTAAACTTCATCGATGGTTTTGCCGCCGAGCTTTGAGTCCTTGTCTATTTCAAGCTGCTGGCGCTTGCCGGGAGAGTTGGCAAAGTACATTTTGATATAGGCATTGAGCGCATTATCAAGCGCGATGAGGTCGGCGTACTTGTCGGCAGGCCCACGCCCCTGGTATACATCACGGGAACTTATCGGCACAAGGTCAAAAGGATAGGGGATATGTAAAACTTCGCGCTCGGTCAGTGTTTCGTTTCCGTAAGAAAAAACCTTGCGGCCATCCCGTGCCGACAGCCTAACATCATTGCGCGAGAGCTTGGATAGCACCATTACTCCCGCTATTTTCTTATAGCGTATATAGGCGTTGCCGCGCATAATATCATCGACGAGGCCAGAATAGAACTGCATGGGGGTAATGGACGGATCGGGAAGGTGGAGTGCCTTCGACAGGGGGTGCGCGTACATGATCGCCCGCCCGCCGCCCTTCCTGTGCGTGTACAGTTCCAGCTTCAAGGGTGCGAGGGTAGAAACGATCTTGCGGATACACGCCTCAGAGGTGGGGTTGACCGTCGACCACGGCCAGTTGAATTGAGCGTCGGAAGAACCCGACACAGGTAGCCTACCGTGCCGGGTGCTTCGCGTTGCTGAGGCTTATGTCGGAGAAAGTCTAATATTCCCACNGTTCCCGCCTGTCGTCTCGACGGTGGATATAGAGACTAGGCGACGGCCCTGTGGAATTTTCACCGCATTGCGGCTACTTCGCAGGGCTTCGTCGTTCGCCTCTATAAATAAGAGTGGGAAGATTCTGGCTCCTCTTGGAAAAATCGTGCGTATCTGTCGTTTATATTACTGATTATTTCGGCAATCTTCTGTTGCTTCTTGGTTGCGCGGTTGAAGATTTCAAACGCCGTCTTGTTGCAATAATGAAATTGTGCGCTGATATAGTCGGCATTGACATCGTGCGCGGTGACAAGTTTCTCTATCACGCCTGCCGCCGAATCGGGTGATAACGATCTTGTAAGTCCTGTTCTTCTAGCGGGACAGTTAAGCCCTTTGCTCGATACTTAACCAATGCCTCCATGCGTCGATGACATAGTATCCACAGGTCACACCATGCGCCCTGTTCTCGACTCGCCGCGTACTTGCAAAACGCCTCGAAAATCTGCTCGTAAGTAACCACGCATCCTTCTTTCCTCCGTTTGCCATGCGCTATCTCGGCCGGGCCGAGCCTTAGTACCCGTACTCCGTGCCGATGTCGATTGCTTTTTTTACCTGTTCGGGAAGTAGTGCTTCTCCGTCTGGCGGGAGGGCTACAACAAGCGTATCCCTTGCCATAATCGAGGTTATTACTCCGTCAATGCGCTTCGTGGTTCCATGCCCTGAATCGTCTTTACGAATCTTAATGTTGTCATCATCAAACCGCTTTACGGCCACGCATGACACCATCCACCGCATGACGGGATTGTTGTCGATGATTTCGCCGGATAGTATCGACTTTTCCCACGCCTTCCCTGCGGGTGATAGCTTGGCGATACATTGCTTGAAGGGTATTAAGTCCACATACTCGTCGCAATTTTTTATAAGGTCGAAAGAATAGTACGGGTCGTAAGCGATTCCCCCGCCGTCAGGGATACGGTGCGTTTCGGCATCCCGCTTGATAAGATCAAACATTGGGCCGTGATCGACCACGCTTTCGCCGGAAACGGTGATATGCCCCTCGTCAACCCATTTGCGGATCATTGCAGCGTCTTTCCTGAATCTTTCATCAATGGGGCCGCTTGGAAGATAGAAGTTATGTTTAGCAATAAATTTTCGTATCTCCGGTATCCAGAAGTATTTAGTGTAGGCAGTGAAGTCTGACACCTTCGCCAGGTCAACGCCCCCGCAATAGTAAAATGGCGTCAAGTCGGTGGGTATCTTGTCGCCAGTTTGCATGGCCCGCTTCCATACGCTTTCAGTGATCCATGCTGTAATGGGTGATACAAACAGGTTCAGGTTCTTTGCTTTGAACTCGCTTTCAAGATAGGGCTGTAATAGTGCGTCATCCCTTGCCCTTACAAGGCTTTCCATTTGGACTGATATGCCAAGGTTAGGGTTTGCCTTGATATAGTTTTTAGGATCTTTCCAGTCATCGCCTTCGTCGAGGGTGTAAAGTACCGTAAAAAAGTTGTCAGCCTCGGTTTCCCCTGTTAGCACCTTTTTCGATACTTCATACTCTTGCATACCGACCGACGCTATGTTTTCGCCCCCGGTAGTAATTTCAATAGTCAACGGCTCTGAACGTGCGCCTGTACCAGATAGCATCACCTTGAGAGCGCCCCAATCCTTCATCGCAGAACACTCGTCGGCAATAATCAATACCGGGTTCAAACCATCGTTTGACTTATTGTCTCTTGATGTCGGCTGGATATAGCTCATGGTTTGTTCACAGACAATGCGCTTTCTACTCTTGCGATCTATTAGCCTTCGCTGTAGTCCTTCGTTTTGTTTGATAAACGCCAGCATGTTCTCATAGGCAATACTGGCCTGATCTGCTTTTGTTGCGACAATGTAAACCTGCGCGCCCTTTTCGGTGATAATGACGCGAGGGGCAAGCGCGGAAACAAACATGGTTTTCCCGTTCTTTCGGGCAACAAAGATAAACGCTTTTGTAAACCGACGCCGCCCGTCATCCTTTCGCACCCAGCCATATATATTAGCAATGACGAATACTTGCCACGGCTCAAGGTGTAGATACTGTCCGGCGAACTTATCTTGATATTGCTTTAGTGCTTCGATAAACGCGACGACATCCAGCGCCTTCTTTGAATCGAATGTATAGGGGTAGTCTTTTCGCTTGATCTTTTTAACGTCAGACAAAAAGCGTTTAACGGCAAGCTGTATCCATTTGCAAGTCAGCACCTTTTTACTTTCCACATCATCGACGTATTGCATAATGCGCGGATCAATTTCCAAGTACTACCTCCAAAGGGTCAATATCCCTTTCATTACCCGCCGGAACCTTAAGGGCGGCGCGGGCGGCGGGAGTAGAGCCGTATTCATACATGACTTTCAGATACGATTTTGTGGATTCCTGAAACAGTCGGTTAATATACCCACGCCTCTGCAAGGATTCGGCGTTTAATGATTCGGGCATACCCTCGGCGGCGATCATGTCGCTGTAGTACATGGCTTCCGAAAGATGGCGAAAGCCAATCTCAAGCGTGGAAAAGTCGGCGGGAGTAAGGACGCGCTTTAGCAACAGCGCCTTAATCCACGGCCCCCATTGTTCGGACACGCGAGGGTGTAAGCCGTCCGGCGCGGGAGGAAAAGAAAAATCAGGTGGCAGAGTGGCAAGGTCAGCGTCCATTCTGTTGCCGTGCCTATCTTTACGAAACGATCCATCGAGCTTCAAAAGGGAAGTTGGCCGTGATGGTTTAGTCCTCGGCATAGTGCCTCCTAAAAGATTTGCCAGCGCGCACGAAGGATAATACAGTGTGGCTCTTTCCGGATGGGTAATTTTTTCCCACGGGGGGTATCCGGTATATCGCAATAAACAACATTTACCTCCGTCCTGTGCGGTTTTCCACACTTGTTAAGCGATCATGACACTCTTTGCATAGCACTACAACATTGCTTTCGTCGTAGAATAACTCGGCGTTACCCTTCGGCTGAATGACATGATGGACTGATAGGGTATCTGTCGCGCCACATAGCACACATTCTCCATGTTCTTTGCGTATGCGCTTTGATAACTCCGTCCACCTTGTTGATCGATATAGTGAAGCGTTCGGCCTCTCGGCTCCCGGCCATTGCGGTCTAAGGGCGTCGGCTACTCGTTTCCCGGACATAATTCTGTGTTCATCACAGCAAAAACCGCCCTTGGTTGATACTTTTTTTCTGCATCCCATTATAGCAAAAGCCGCACAAAAAAACTTCATTCACTCATCGCCCTTTCCTCCCTACCAGATCAGTACCCGTATATCGTCAACCTCCTGAAAACAAAACATGGTCAAAACGGAATATCTGAACTATCGTCAAACTCCGCCCCTGCGCCCGCTTGCTGTGCCTGGGGTAGTTTCACCTCCTGCGCCCCCTGCGTTGAGCCTTGGCCATCCTTACCGCCCTGTTGCCGGGGAATATCGCGCTCGATGTAATAGTCTGGCGTGGCCTCGCCTGGTTCTTTCCAGCGATTCTTCCAGATAACGATGGAAATTTTCTCGCTGCCCACCGTGATACTGCCCTTGGCGAATGGCGCTTTAGGGTTTTCTGTCCGCGAATACCACAATGCCCCGATCTGATTTTCTTTCATGGCCTAGCCTTTCGAGCGGCGTCCCAGGCGTCGGTCATTTCGTGGCCTCCTGCATAAGAATTTCCCGCATATTATGTCTATAGCAACGATCGTCGGGTGAGTCGTCGCTAATGTCGTGGTAATTAAAATAGCACCAGTCTTGTGGAGCGTTCCCTGGGCCTGGCTCGAAATAGGGGCAAAGTCGCTGTTTCTGTGGGTCGTCCTCTTTGCAAAATACAAAACTACGGTACTCTCCTTTTCTAATTTCAGCTAATGATTTCATCTCGTGGTCTCCTTTGGGTCGGCCATGATTGCGGCGTAGAGGCCATTATAGGCGTTGTTTGTCTTTAGGTATTCTCTCGCCCTCTCTGCCGCCTTCTGCCGTTCATCGGCGCGGATTAGGGCATCGCGGGCGGTGAGCATTGCTGACCATTTGTTTATTGGTGGGTCAAAGGTTCCATCGCTAGCGACCTCGTCATGAACTAATGACATTTTCCGTGCAAACTCTTCCGGCGTTTCTATGTCCATTGCGTTACTCCTTTCAGCCTGCATTAAAAGATTCATGGATTATTCCTATTAGCCCTTTTTTTGCTTCACCTATGATTTTCGTTTTGTATTTTGAAATTGCTCCGGGAAGTTTTGTCGAAGCTATTTTTATAGCTTCCTTGCGATCTATTGCCGCAATAACTAAAGAATCATAATCGTCATAACCGAATTTAGTTGTGCTTACAATGAATAATTTAATCATTCCCCCACCTCCTCGATCTTCACGCCGTACTTTTGAGCGGCCTTATTTATGTCGTTTGCTATTGGCTGCGAATGGTCTTTAGCATATCCACTGTACCAAACTTCTTCCAACATCGCCATCGGTACCCTGCGGCTATAGATTGCAATCAGGGCGGCGGCTTCGGTGTCGGCAAGTATAAAATGGTAATCGTCACCATTCGGCCCCCTGTCATCAGGATTGTTGGCATTGAGTGCATACCCTCCAAGACGGATTTTCCCCACAATCTCCACTGCATCCGGCTCTGGAGCGGCTAGGGCGGCGGTGATGCGCTGAAGAAGGTAATGTTTATCTATTTCTTGCCCCTTAATGTTCGGATCGACCTCGTTAATAAAATCACGCGCTTCTTCCAGTAGTTTCCTCACATCATCCCCCTTATTGCGATATGCCGCCTCGCCCACATAAGCAGGCGGGCAAAGTTCCACGATAGCCGCGTCATCAAAAGCTCCTACATCCACCGCCCGTGCGGTGCTTGTCTCTTTCTTCCTCGCTCAACGCCCAAAACTTATCCAGCGCCGCTTTGTCGGCCTTGCTGAACCGCGTTTTAGGCTCGCCGTCCTTGCGAAGCGGGCAGGGGCCGGACATTGCCGGGAACTCGATTGTAATGCCGTCAATCTCATAGAGCTTGGGGCCGCACAGAAAGCCGTGTACCTGCGTCATACTGCACCCCCTAAATCTGCCCATGTGCTAACCTTTTCGCGCTCTGGCTTGCGCTCTCCGAACGTCGGAAGGTCGGCCATGAACGGCCTTATATTGTCCAGGTCGTCGAATCCGTGAATCACACCGCCGCCCTGCTTCTTTCCCTCTATTATTTTCCAGAAATATTGAAGCATCCAACCCTCCTTATGCCAGTCAATGCCTAGCTTTTCAGCCTTCTTGTAGAGGTTGCGGCTTTCTGGGGTTTTATCCCTATCCTGCTCTTTATCGAGCGCGGGTATGCCATCGTTAAATTCAACAGTGATAGGCTTCAATGACGACTGATATTCAGCCTCATACTTATCCAGGGATTGCCGTATCACCGCGCAATCAGGCAGCCCCTTCGCCTTACTCGCCCACTGTTTGACGGCGAACATGGCAAAACTCAAGGCGGCTTCCTCTGGCCTAACACGAAGCTGTAGCAGGATTTTTACAGCCTTGCGGTCTGATTCTATATAGTTTCCACTATACTCGGATTCTATCTGCCGGATGAATTTGTCGTGCATTTCAGAAGGGGTCATTGACTACCTCCACTTTTTTCTCGGTTATAAGACACGAGGTGATATTTCGGGCGAATCCTCGGAAGCTATAGTCCGGCCTTCGTTGTGTGGGTGGTTTCTGCTTGTCGCTCGACTTGTAGGCAAACCAAAGGTCTTGCCAGTGGTTCCAGTAATAAGCAACGGCGCGGAGTCCAATAGCCTCGTCATTGCCGAGTTGCTTCATGGCTTCGGCGGCTGCTTTGCGGTCTTCCTCGGATGGTTGAATAGTCAAGCAGGTGGTTTCAAGGAATTTCTGATACCAGGCGATCAAGACTTTTTCAAAAGGCGCGTTTCCAGCGATTGCTTGTTCTTCTTGATTGCTTGCTATTCTTGCTTGCTTGCTTGCTTGCATGATGGAGTCATGATCCGTCATGATGTCGTCATGATTCCCTTTTGCTTCTGAGATCATTTTTCTAAAAGTGGGGTTGGATGTCATAGAAGAATCAAGGCGCTTTAATAGCTTATAGCAGAATATTCTATCGTTTGAGCTGGTGAATAAACCAATACTCACAATGTAGCGCATTATCTCTTGAACGATGTCTATTCCTGACTTCTCAGCCGTGCCTTTTATGTGTAGGTTATCGGCTATGATTTCAGAATCATGCTCTAGCTCGAAGGTTAGGTTTGTTTCTGAAACCTCGGCGGCGATAAGCTCAAGGCAATGGAAGTAGATTGCGTACCCAACAGCACCATAACGGATCAGTAACTTTTTTACCTTTGCGTCTTGCGTTGCATCGGTATCGTGCTTAAACCAGTTCATACCTGGCCTCCTGCCATCATCTCACGACGAGGGCATAAAAAAGGGCGCTCCCCATGGCAGAGGTGGTTTATGCCTCTTTGCTGTGCGGCGTAGAGGCCATTATAGGCGTTGTTTGTCTTTAGGTATTCTCTCGCCCTCTCTGCCGCCTTCTGCCGTTCATCGGCGCGGAGCAGGGCATCGCGGTGCTTTAGGTGATTTTCCCACTGGTCAAAATCAGGCTTACCGTTTATTGACATCCACGGAAGCCTTTCTACAAATTCTTTTGCTGTTTCCATTGCCCTTCTCCTTTCTCGCCGCCCACCGTAATGCTACCCTTGGCGAATGGCGCTTTTGGGTTTTCTGTCCGCGAGCTCCACAATGCCCCGATCTGATTTTCTTTCATGGCTTTTCCTTCTTTGCGGCGTCCCAAGCGTCAAAAAGTTCCTCGATGTCCGTCTCTGCCTGCAGAGGGTTACTGTCGGGCTTATAGTTGCGTATCCCATCCCCGGCCTTTTCCAACTTGGAGATGTAGGCGGTGAGGCGTTCGCGTTGATCAACAAGAGTTTTTATTCCATTTTTAGCACCCTCGACACGCTCTTTTAAATCAACGTTGTCAGTTTTCGCGTATGCAAGGGCCTTTTCCAAACGATCAATTTCATGGATATTTGCTATATTTCCTTGTATGTCTTTTGTAATTTCGTGCTGTGCCTCTGTAAGTTTTTGACCGCAACTCTGCACCTACGCCGATATAATATTGTTTTTGGCCACGTTCATAATCTCGCTCCTTCTCTGTAACTTTAAGCGCGGCGAGGAGTATTGCAATGTAGTCAGATTCGCTTATCCATTTTCTGTGTTTAGGTAGGCCCTTCGATTCCTCAGCTACTCGCCGAGCGTACTGCTTCGCTTCCTCAATCTGCTCTTGCGTGTACGGCATTACTTCACCGTCCTGGCGTTCCACGCTTCAACAGCTAATTCTCTGCTTCTAGTCCATTTACTGTTTACATATACTGGCCCTCTTGCTCCACAATGGCCGCAATATACATACCATTCATCTCCGTATTCATCTTCCTGTAGCACGTCTAGTGCATCTTTGTGTTGGCCTTCTTTATTGCCGCAGAATGGACATGGTTCCGGTTTTTCAGTCATTTCGTGGCCTCCTCTGGCGTTCCTTCGGCTTGGGCGATTAGCGCGGTGAGTGTGGCGATGTCCTTGTCGCTGTATGCCTTGTTTTCAGAATCATCATAATCTATAAATCTTCGGCGCTCTAAATCGAGTTTCAAAAACGGCAACGCCTTGGCGATCCAGTCGAGGGCGTCGGGTGCGGCGGCGAGCATCCTGTTTTTACATTCTATCGCTATGCCCATATCCTCATCGCTCATTGTTTCAGGGTTAGCCCCCATGAATCGTATCCAAATTTCCCTCGCCGCCAGTGCGTCAGATAGTGCGCTCATCTTGTCGCCTCCTCATAATAGCAAATAGCTAAGAATTGTGGACGAATAGCGTCTTTTAGCTTTTTATGGAATTCTATATCCGCAAATTCATGCGTAAATATTGGACGATTAAGCACTTTTTCAGCTAATTCGTGAATATCCCCAAATGGGCCACAGGCAACCCCAGTAAATAAACCGATAATAGCGGCTTGTTCTTTTGTCAGTCTCATTTCTTAGCCTCCTCTGGCTCGGCCATGATTGCTGGCGGTTCGGGTAGTGGCATCCAGTGGGTGATATCGGCGTGAACAAACCAATGGATTTCCTCTTCTTCATTGCACTCATACCAGCCTTTGGGTAAGTAATATGTATCCGCAATTTCGTCGTACTCAGCAAAACTATCTTCGTCCGAATCCGACTGTTCGATATCTTTTGGCGCCGCGTAAAAAGCACGAATCGTTGTCGAGTACTTGCCTACCTGATTCTTGCAGATAAAATGGGCGAACACAAATTTTCCGCTTTCCGGCAACCGTTCCTTGACACTGATCCAACCCGCCGCCTTTCGTCGCTCGTCGGAACGGATAAGGGCATCGCGGGAGGCAATAGCTTGGATCATGCGTTCCTTGCCACCCTCTTTGTAGACAATGGTTCCTCGCTCTCCGATGACTTGATTGTGCGCAAGTTTTGAAGCCAAAAACTCTTCCGGCGTTTCTATCTTGTCCATTGCGTTACTCCTTGTCCGGCAGTCTGCCATAAATCACGTAATAGGCCGATGAACAAAGTCTATTACGTTCATCGCCATCGCGCTTCTGTATTGTGGCGATAGGTTCCTGCTGACTGTATAATTCCGCGAACCGTTCGCGTATTTGTGCAAGCTCAAGCGCCACTCCCGCATAGTTGTATTGTTCATATGCTGTTCTTTTTTCTTGCTTTGGCCAATTGGTATCTAGCAGGTGCTACTAATGATTCAATGTCGGATTTCGTCATTCTCTACTCCTTATTCGACGTGGTAGCCGTATTTGGCGGCGAGAGTATCGTAATCCATATCTTTTACATTCCCAAAAAGCGTCTTGATATCCTCGAGTGTATGCTTCCTCCAGCATTGCTGTCGGTACCCCATTTGCTGTCTAAATCAAAAGCTGCAAGAATTACCCTCGCCAATTTCTGCATGGCTTCGTCTTTGGTCTTCCCGTCGGCGGTTAGGCTCTTGTATCGAGCAACAAAGCCATATTCTGCGTCGGGCAATAACTCAACGTCGGGCTCTGGCTCGGCCAGAATTGCGGCGTAGAGGCCATTATAGGCGTTGTTTGTCTTTAGGTATTCTCT